AAAAATCTGCGCTTTTCCGTCAATCGCATCGTAGACACCGCTCGGCGGCTCTGCTTTCATCTGTTCCCACGCGCTACCGCTGTAGATATAGGATTTCTGCTCGGTCGTGTTGTACCACAAATCACCCTTATGCTGCTTTTTCAGTGCGTCCGTTGTCCACGACTTAGCTGGGTCTGTGCTCTGCCGCCACGTTTCCGCTTTTCCGTCTATCTGATTCTTAACATCAGCAAGAGTGTTTGCGTACTCTCCCTTGATCCAGTTGTTAAGAGAGGAGTCATCAGTATATTTATTTCTTTTTTCCCAGTCTGTAGCATTAAAATTTCCGCTCTCTCTCGCAGTCGTACAGGTCATAATATCTGCACTGGAAGAATCGAACCATAAGTCACCCACATCATACGGCGTAGTTGGCTGCTTAACGAAAATCTGAGCCTTGCCATCAATCGCGTCAAATACGGCTTGCGGCGGCGTTGATGTCATTTCCTGCCATGCTGAGCCATTATAGATATAAGTTTTCTGGTTCTCTGTGTTGTTCCACAAGTCGCCCTTATGCTGGGCTTTCAGCTCATCCGTTGTCCAATTGGCCGCCGGATCAGTGCTCTGCCGCCACGTTTCCGCCTTACCGTCAATCTGAGTAGACAAGTTGGCAATAGTCTCTTTGTAGTCGCCGGAAAGGAAGTTTTCAAGCGCGGTATCGTCTGTATAAGTATCTTTTTTCGCCCAGTCGGACGCATTATACTTTCCAGATGTGCGCTTAACTACGCAGACAAGGATATTTGTTCCGGTGAACCATGTATCGCCTACGTCATAAGGGGGAATCGGTTCGCCAACAAAAATCTGCGCCTTGCCGTCGATTTTGTCAAAAACATCGTCTGGAACGCTCATTTCATGCCAGCTTCCGTCCTTATAGATGTATTCGACATTGTTAGTCGTGTTATGCCACAAGTCGCCGTTATGAGCCGCTTTTTCGCGTTCCCATACGGTCAGAATGTTTGCGCCGGTGCTGTCTGTGATATTTGCGCCGGTATGGTCCTGCAATGGTTCAGATGTGCTATTATCTGTCCACTGTAAGGCCGGATCTGTTGCCTGGAACCACGTTTCGGCTTTCTTGTCGATCGATTTGGAGATTTCGACAAGTGCTTCGGCATAATCGGTGTAGATGAAATTGTTAAGTTCAGAATCGTCTGTATACTTAACCGCCTTGATCCAGTCAGAAGAATCATAGGCACCAGACTGTCGTGAGCGCTGACATCTCATAAGGTCGGAAGTATCATTTCCCACCCACAGGTCACCTACATCGTACGGAGGATACGGCGTAGCTGTAAAAACGCGGCGTTTTGAATCTGCGGTGTCTTTCGCTTCTGCGGCTTTCTGCATAGCAAGCGTGATATCGGTATCCTGTACGAGCTGCCAGTTCCACGCCGATCCGTCTTTCTGGAAGCGGTACGCATAGCCTTTCGACTTCCAATAGAATAAGTCTCCCTCATGAGCAGTCTTCTTCTCCTCGGTATCCCATTCTTTCGCCGGAACGTTGTTGAGCGTAGGCTCGTAATCGTAATAGAACGTTTCGATCTGACCGTCAATCTGCTTTTGCAGGCTGGAAATCATAGGGTTGTATATATTGCTCGTAAAGTCGTTCAGAGAAGATTCCGCTTTTTTTTCGGCAATATCTGCCACCGTTTCGCCCTGAATGGAAAGAGAAACCACGCTAAGCCGGACTTCTCCCGTTTCAGCATCCATGTAGACGGTCTGTTTTCCGTTTCTGTCCTGGATGATAAGGGTGCCGCCAACTCCCCAATCGAAATTAATACCAATAGTAGTCATGATCTTAGCTATCATGACTCCATCTACAGTAAATCCACCGTTCCAAGTCTTTCCGCCGTCGGTCGATGCTGTGATTGTATCAGCCGTTATTTTGAAAACACTTTTGGATTCCGCAAGTGTAGGCTTATCGTGCAGATAGTAGATACTGCTGCCATCCGGCTGCACTTCGCTCGAAATATAGGTTCCAGGTGCGTTGGAAACCTGTTTTTCGAGAGCGTCCATCTGTTTTTCAAATTCTTTTTTAATAACCTGCTGCTGCTTTTTGAGATTCTGGTATACTTTCGAGCCAGATGTCGCCTTTTGCGACTTTACGGTTTCTGGGCTGTCTGTATCGCAAGAAATAGACGTACTGCCAAGGTACGTGTAAGTAATATTGCTCAGAACGGAAAAGAAAAGATTTCCTTTCATATCCTGCACGAAACACGGGTCCATAAACTCAGCAAGCGGGTTTGAAATGTGATCTCCGCTGAATGTGTAAAATTCCAGCCCGACAATAACATTTCCGATTAGCTGCAGTGCCTGTGCTTCTTTGCCGGAAATCAATGGATTTTCGATCAAGAAGCAGTAATCTTCCGAACCTACAATATAAGATTGCTTTTCATCTCCATCGTCGTTCTCCGCCTTAACTCCGGTTATCCGAATCATATCTGTCGAAATGCTCGGATTCTTCTGAAATCCAGAAAAATTCTGTGCTTTCGTGTAATCATACGTGCCATCTGACTTTTTAAGGCCGGAAAAATCATAGCTCTTAATAATAACAGCACCGTTGGAATCGCACATGGCATTTCCGCCAGGAATCATAGCGATATATCCGAGCATCTCCCTGCATGTAACATTTTCAGAAATTGCATCTACCACGAAATCACCATTTGTGAATTTCGCGCTTCCAGCAACAAGATTACACTGAATGCAGACATCCCGATAGATATTAAATATAGTCGCCGGAAACGTCGTATTTGCAACGTAACTATCGGATGTTTTCGCCATGTAATCTGCAGCAACAAGCGTAATTGTGGATCCCGGCGTGGTCGGCTCAACTACAGAAAAGATTCCCTCTTTGATTTTTTCTACGCTTCCATCATCCAGCGTCATTCCCGTAAAAAGCGTGATTTCTGCGCCGTAAAAGTCAATGGCATCAAATCTTCCGTCGTAGTTATCCAAATTAAGCTCTATTGTTCTTGAAAGCGCCACACCGAGGGGGAATGAACTTCCCCCATTGGTGGTGATGCTGTTACCGTCAATTCGAAAATCTTTGGACGGATCCAGAGTCAATTTTGTGCCGTTCCGTAAAACCACGTTCGCGTACGCATAACATGCAGAACCGTTTTCTACTTTTTTCCTAAATTCTGTGCTTACATTTTTCACGATGGGTCAATCCTCGTTACCTGGAAACTAAGACTTGTGCATTTTTCCTCGCCCTCTTTGAGGGAATATATCGCTGTGTCAACGTTTGCAACATAAAATGCATGTGTCTCCCATTTTGCGGTTTTGATATTGAAATAATGGAAATTGAACTGAGACTTGAAAACAGTCTTTGAAAGGATTTCCGCTGCTGCTTCAAGGGTAATATCGGTCCATTTAAGGTTATACGCTTCAACAGTGAATAACCTTGTGTTGACCATTTTGCCGTTCATAAGCCGCCCGGAATCGTCCGAAGATGTTGCTGCAAAAGCAATTGTGTAACCATCTTCGTCAACATCTGGCGGCGTGTAGCCATCAAACTGCAAATGATTTTGTGCCATGTATGCCCTCCTTAAGTCGTAGACAGCTCGAATGGGTTATTTCCACCCTGTATCTGCTGCAGCTTTGCTTCGCTGATTGTTTCCTTGAACAGGACTTTTCTGTCCAACTGTGCAACGAAAGTATAGCTTCCATTGCCTTTTCCAGACTCTTCCCGGACAATCTTACGGATAAGCCCCTCTGGTGCTTCGATATTGTTTCCGCTTTTCTGATCTCCGAGCATTGCCAGAAACTCCTGGTTTGGTGGGATGACCGCACCGGATGCCAGATGTGGGATTCTTCCGATAGTTGGAATATTTACATGCGGAATTCTATTCACGCCGCGGATCAGATTATTGATTGCTCCGATTGCCTGATTAACCATGCTGATGATCCCATTAATCGGAGCACGCACAACATCACCAATTCCGCTCATGATACTCGAAAAGATATTTTTGACGCTCTGCCAAGCATTCCGCCAGTCACCAGTAAACGCGTATTTAATAAAATTCATAATCCCAATAAATACGTTTTTCATAGTTTTGAATATTGACTTAATCAAATCGCAAAGCACCTGCGGAGCAATGCCAGCTACGCCAAAATATTTTACCCAGTCAACAGAGAATAATTTTTTCACCAGTGACATAAATGGAGTTAAAATATAGTCTCCAATCCATTCAATTACAGCGCCGCATGTATCCGCAAATCCCTGTGCTATTTGTCCTGCACCGGAAAAAGCTTTTTTCCAGTCGCCCGTAAACACACCAACAAGGAAATCGATCAAACCGCCGAGCATATCCAGAATTCCGTTCGCCATTTCTACCGCAGCGCCCAATAAATCAATAGCCGCGTCGCCTAGCCATTGTACAACAGGAGCCAATAACGGAATTACATTTTGAAGAATCCAATTAATAAGGGGAACAAGAACGTTATTCCAAATTTGCTGTAGCGCATCAATGATTTTTGCGCACACATCAAGGAATTTATCGACAAAATCTGTAAGAGGTCCATTAATCAAATCTTCGAGCCGCGTTCCCCATTCATCGATGATAGGCACTACATAACTATTGTAAAGATCAAGCAATGTTGCCAAAATAGACGCACAGCCTGATTCGATATCATCAATAAATGGCTTAACGATCTCATCATAAAATGCAATGATTTTGTCGGATGTATCGTTTAAAAAGTCCTCGATAACCTGCGCGAGTTGCTGAATAGGTGCGATTGTTTCGTTAATCGCTTCAACTAATTTATCTTTGTTATCGATCCATGGCTGCCAGGCAAGATACATTTTATCGCGCTCGTATCGTGCAAAAATTTCTACAGCCAAGCCGCCTAAAGATGCAAAAATTCCGATAAGATTTCCTGTCAAATCCTGCGCTGTTTGTGTGCCAAACGTTTTTGCAAATACTTCGGCTATCGTTTTTGCGATAAGTCCGAATTCATCTGCAATTTCTGCTCCGACGTTGAAAACGTCAACCAAAAATTTCTTGATTCTATCTTTATTTCTGCTCAGATAGCTTTCAAAACCGCCTACAAGATTAACAGCCAGTGTAAGGCCTACGCTTGCTATTGATCCGGCCACGACCCCGAGATTATAGATTACAGATTCTGCAAAGCGTTTCGCAGCTCCTACTACTTCCGGGTCCGTGAAGATCTCAGCAAGATTCCTTTTGATGGATGCCAGATCCTTTTTCAGTTCTGCAAGCTGCGGTTTGTAATCTCCAAGGCCATCCCAGAAGCCGGACATAAACAGGTCTTTAATCTTTTTCAGTAAATCAAAAACTTTCTGCAGATTATCCAGAAAAGCGTTAGGGATCTGCTCTTCCGTGAACATCGGTGCACTGCCTGTTCCTCCTCCACCGCCGCCAGCTCCCGGGGATTTGCCGCCACCGCCGCTGCCGGAACCGCTGTCGCTTTTCGAATCCATCTTGTTCAGATCATCGAGAGGGGAAAGGTATTTTTCCGTTGCTTCTGCGGCCGCATCTGCCGCATCTGCCGCGTCGTTGGTTGCGTCCGCTACATCTTCCGCACTCGATGCCGTATCGCTTAGAGATGCCGCGTAATCCTTCTGAACAGCTAATGCTCGAGTATATGTTTTCTTACCAGACAGCATCGAAAAGAACATGCTTACGTAAGTTGCCGCGGTGCTAAGCATGTCGATGAATTTTGACAGAATCGGTGCAATCGCTGTAAGAATCGGCGCAAATGCTGTCGCAAGACTGTTTTTGAGCCGTTCCAAGCTGCCCCACAACATAGAGATAGCCGAGTTGGTTGAGCCGGATTCCTGCGCCAAATTTGACATTCCAGCCACAACCGCGCTTCTCAGCTTATTGAAAAGAACGAATAATGAGCGGATGCCTAGACCGTATTTTAGCAACGTCATAATTCCGTTTTTGGCATTTCCTGCAGCACTTCCGGTCTCTTTCAGAGAATTTGCGGCTTTCTTTCCACTGTCAGCAATTTTTTCGTTGGATTTTGCCAACTTTGACGCGTTGTCTGATGCGTTTTTAGTCGCTGAATTATTCGCCGAGTTTGAATAGCTGTCAATGCTGTCTTTTACGTCATCATAAGAGGTTTTTAACCGGTCATTGATACTGGCCAGCTTTTCTTCTTGCTGCGCCAACTTTTCCATTGCTGCAGCTGCTTCTTTTACTGGCTCGGTTTTGATTACATCAGTACCAAATTTTTCCTTTTCGCGCATTTTCGCTTCTACTGCACTATATTTTTCGTACAGAAGATCGAGATTTTCTAAGGTGCTTTTAATTTCTTCATCATTAATTCCACCAGTATTTGACGCACGCAATTCGTCCCATTTTGCTTTTGTCACATCAATTTCTTGACTTAATGACTCAAGCTCAGATTCAAGTTCTTTGTATTTGTAAGTCGGAGTTTCACCGCCCAACGCAGAAGAAAACGCTTCTCCGTTTTGCTCCAATTCTTGTAATTCTTTGTTTGCATCATCAATTGTTTTTGCGAGCTGGTCAATATCATACTGATAGCTCTTATACTTTTTGCTGTCCTCGCTTCCGCCAAGTGCCACAAATTTTTCCTGCGCATAGATGAGTTTGTCCATCTGCGTCTTAGCAGACTCTATCTGCGCCTGGATCTCTTTGTATTCGTCGGTCGGTATCTTCTGTTTTCCGAGTTCAGCAACCTTTTCTTTGAGCTGTTCGACTATTTTTTCTTGTTCTCTGTACTGATCGTTCAGCTTCGAGAACGCATTCGCCTGTTTGTTGAGTGATGCTTTGGCCTTGTCTCCAAGACCATTAATAGACGAGATACACTGCCGCACATTCGCTTCCAGCTCCTTACTGCCAGCTTTTGCGCCGTTGGTGTCAATCTCCGTATCAATGATGATGTAGCCGTCAGCCTGTCCCGCCATGCGTTTTTCCTTCCTACCGTGTAACTTTTAACGGTTTATGCCGGTGCTCCGTATGCTCCGGCAGCTATTTTGATATTCCGAAAAGCTCTCTAAGAGCTGCTTTTTCTTCTTCGCTTCTCTGGCCGCTTGCCGATTTGAGATCGATGATAGCCTTGTTATCTCTGTAATATTCCTGTTCCCACTTGTCCAGTTTCTTTCCTTTGGCTTTTTTATCTCGGATACTTACCACGGTCGCAAACGTGCCTTCGCCGATCTCCACGTAGAATGCAAAAAAAGTCCACCAGTGCAGATACTTCTGACCGCGCACATCTTTTCCGGCAACCTTATTGATAGACGGAATAATAATGGTTGCATCCTGTATCCAGTCCATTAATTTTGGCCTTTTTCGCTTTGTGTCCTCTGAAAATCCGCAGTCAATAAATTCACATGCTTTTTCTGATGCTTCTTCCCATTCGGTGGGTGGCATATCGTCAAAATCAATATAGAGGATAGCTAACATACTTATGACCTGTTCAGCCCTCTTTTCGTCCTCGGTCATATCTGGTTCGAAAATCTCGGGATCGTTCATACATTGCAAAATATCCAATACCACTCGGTAATCTGAGCGTATTGGATATTCTTTTCCTGCAACGTTGAGCGATGTCGGAAGGCTCCACGCGTCCATTATTTACGATATTTAGCAACGTATTTATTCATACGTGTTCGAACTTTCTTCGCCCTGTGTTCGGTCTCAGTTTCGATCACGCGGCCGATAGCGTCAACAACTTCTTCGAAAAACAGCTTTCCAGAAGCAAGCGGAGAGAACGGGCCTAAGATGCTGAAAAATGATTCTTTCGAATCCGATCCGATCAGATAGGAAAGCTCATCAGCAACCATGCTTTCAACCTTTTTAATGTCCGCCGGTTCGTTTTCCGGCACTGAAAAGCTGTTCAGATGTTCTACAACCTCATCATATCGTGAGATAAGATTGGTGTCGGATGGTCGAAAATCAAATTTCCCGTATACATGGCCCTGCTTATTTTTGATGTAATAAGTTTTTAAGCCATCATCAATAATGATATCGTTACTCTGCGGTTTTACGAGTTTGTTGCTCATCGGAAAGCTCCTTTCTATTCGTGTGTGATCTTACGCCAGGGATGTGCTTCTATCGGAAGCTGGCGCTGCGCCCTCATTAAATTCCGGAGTTCCGGTTTTAAGAGAAGCTGCGCTTACGTATCCTTTGGTGAATTTGCCATCCTCGGAAACGGCAAACGGGATATTAAGGCCTGCAGTATCGCCGCCGTAAGACTGCGGTTTTACGATGACCTCACGCACGTACGCAAGATGATTTGTCGCCGCTGTGTCCTCCACGATGACCTCCAGCATAAGGGTTTTACATGCATCGCCTTTTTTACGTTCAAGGGCGATATCTCGCAGTACCGGATACAGTTTGTTATCCGGATCAGCATAGAATGGATCAGCGTCCATAGACGGCTCATATCCGTTGTCTCTCGTTTTGGTCTGTCCGAGAATGTTTTTGGTTGTTTCAGTGTCCGGGTTAAGCTCTACGGACATATCCTCGATGTCATCACCTACCAGCACCCAGCTTGCGGATGCCACGACTCTCTTGAATGTCGAATCAAGGTAAGTGGCCATTGCTTCACGCTCAAGTTTTGACATGTTTTTTCCTTTCTACCGCGTAACTTTTCGCGGTCAGCGGCTGCCGAATCGGTGCCGGTATGATTATTTTTTGAATTTCTTTCGATATTTTAATGACATGCTGATAACCCAATCCTCCACTTTGTTTTCTGCCACCGTATCAAGATAAGATGGCGTAAGGCGGGCTATAGATTCAATAACTCTTCCTTCTGTAAGTGTCGGGTAAGATTCCAGATGATATTCTTTCCCATCCACCTGCACAGGCTGTTTTTCCAGCCATTTTCCGAGAGTGTCAAGAAATTCTTTGATTTCTGTCTTAATTCCCGGCGTTGTAGGTGCTGAGCGATACACGATGTAAAACGGATAGTTGCAAAGCTGATCCACAATTCCTGTGATGTATTTCTTTTCAGAAGCAACCACAGCTCCACTCACCGGATAGAATGCAATCCCTTCATCCTCTTTGAGTGAAGAAAACTTGATCTTTTCGGTCGGCTGAAGTCCGGGGAAAGTGTTCAGAACTGTTTCCAGTGCTTTCGTTACGATGTCGTATCCGTCCACATCGTATGTAACAAGTTTTTTAACCTCCTCCGGCACGTTTCTTCACTCCCTTCACCCATTCTTTGCCGTGTGCCGCTTTTGCGGCATCAAACCAGTGATCCGTAGCAGACGGATGCGCGGTTCTATCGAATTTCAGTGGTGTATCAGTAACAACTTTTTTTGCTCCTGGTCTCGCCCACGCTGAGCGTGTTTCCGGATCAACCATAAGCTTTCCTTCGTACAGGAATCGACCATACGGCGGAGCGCCTGCACACACCTTTCCAGTGCCTTGCATGGATGCGCTACGCACTCTGGTGGTGTCTACCATGATTCCGTCTCGAAATGGCATGTACGGGATCATATCATTCATAACCTGTCCATCAAGCCAGAACTGCGCTTCCTGGAACTGCTTGTCAAACCTCGTAAGGTCTACCTGTACCTTAACATGTCCATTCACGACCGAAAAACTGGGGAAATGTTTCGTATTGCTCATTATTTTCCCCCTATTTCAAAATGAGGAATAAGCCTGTACGGACCGCCTACATTGCTGATGGAAAACACATTATCGTATTTTTTATTCATGTAGTCATAGAATCCGCGGTCTACTCTGCTTGTGTATTCCGCGTCTTTCACCACGCCGTACATCTGTCGTTCAACGATTGTTGCAATCGGCATTTTTTTGTGATCCTGCACGTACGCTCCGTTATGGTCGATAAGATATGCTTGTTCTTTCTTCACGCAATAATCGCCCAAAACAAAGAAATCCTCGCTGGCGAAAGTGATCGTTCCCGGAAGCTCTTCATTTGTCTGAGCTTTCCAGGCTTTCGGCGATAACCATTTCTTTCCCTGCACCACAATCGTGCCGTTATCTGGCGTGTACGCCACATGCAGGCTGGCCGTATCGGCGCTGTCAATACCGGTCCTGACAATATTTGCGACCTTATCTGTGATAAGATCCACATGCTGCAGAACTGTCGGATACCAGAATACATTTCCGGTCTGATCTTCGTACCGGTTGAAAAGAGTTATGGTTTCGTCATACATGTTTCCACCTACTTCTTATTCTTCACGAGAGCCGTTTCATATTGACCGCTAAAACGTGATTTTCCATTCGAGTACCACGTATAGCCTTTTGGATTCGTAAGAGCATTTTCTACGGGTTTCCAGCCTTTAGGGGGGGGTATTGAAGCGTTTTACCGTTTTACCGTCTTACCGTTTACAGTTTTCATCATTCCACTGTTGCTACCTCTTCCACCCATCATTTTCTCCTTCTGGCTCCCCTGTTATAATTCCGTTCTGCTCTGGTATCTTTTTTTGCAGTACGGTTAAATTCGTTCCGATTTAGAAAATCATTCGTTTCTTTTCTGTCCTTTTTGTAATTTTCCAAATCTTTACGCCACTCAGAAGCCGAAATGTTTCTTGTCGTAGCCCCGTTAGATTCCGCACGCTCGCGAAATTCTCGTTGCGACATATTAAGCGGCGTAGGTTGCTCCATTCCACCAATTCCACGTTTATAGTAATTAATACCATTTTCTCGTGTAAAATAATACCGCGTTGTCTCGCCGTTTATTGTAACGTCCATGCCACGCTCTCGGGGGGGCATGGGTAATCTGCTGCTTGCTCCTCTTCCACCCAATATCATAACCTCACGCCTGCATACAGGACCGGAACGCCGTCATCCGTCATAACGCCCTGTAGATTTTCGAGAATAATCTGTGTCACGAGCACGTTTTCTACCTTTTTGTCCATCGCCGCTTGTCCGTAGACGCTGGAATTTGTACCGCTGGTTCCGGTCACGTAGGAGATGCTTTCACTGCCGGAAGAAATCGAAGAAACGGCCTTATTGATGACCGTTCCATCTTCTCTTTTTACGGTTCCTACTGTTTCCATCGCGGCATTTTTTACGGTGTCGATCTGAAAAAGCGCATCCGCCAGTGTACAGACCGCTTTCTTGATCTTTTTCTGTGCCCGTTCGTTTTCCGGCAGCCCGTCTGCAAGCCGGTCGAATGTCAAAACATCAATTCGATCACTTGCCCGCTCGGCGTACCGCGGAAAGTCGGATTCTGGCACGGTATCGCCGAAATATGAAGTTGTGTAAAATTCATAATCTGCATAAGCCATGCCAGATACCTCCGTCAACCGTTGGACTTAATCAGTCCCATACGGATGTTTTTGTGATTGAATGCAAGTGACCAGTTCGCTTTTGCTCCGAGTTCCGCATTGGTCGGGGATTCTTTTGTGATTCTGTTTGCATTGATTGAGAATCCGTTCGGATGCAGCACGTAGCCCTGTTTTGTGTACAACTTACGAATACCGGCTTTGGTTTCCGGATCGTAGTCTGCATAGTACGGGTCCTCGTAGTTGGTTTTATCGCAGGTGAGCACCGTTCCAGATCCGATCATATAGCTCTTATAGATCGGAACGTCTGTAGATGTGTCTACCGTGAAACGATCAGATACAACTGGAATGAATCCGCCGATCGTCGGAAGCTCAACATCTCGCTCGATAGCATTGGTGATCGTGTACTTGTTGTAATCAACCAGCCCCATAGCCTTGTAACGAGCGTAGATGTAAGAGTTAAGGACCAGCAGACCCATGTTCTCGTCTGCGTCTCCAACTGCTTTCTGCTGCGCGAAAATCAGTGTTGTATCATTGATTTTGTTTGCATCGGTTACGGTTGTAACCCCAGAAGATGCCGTCGCCGAAAGATCCGTAACATGATCTTTCATACCGTCCAGTGAAAGAACTGCATCAACAATAGCCATGAGATCACGGGTTCTTACCTGCCGATAGAATCCAGCAACTGAATTCGCAACGTGCGTCATCGGGTCAGCGCCGGTCAGCTCTTTTGTGAAATCCTGGGATTTCCATGCTTTCATACGCTGGGTCAGCATACAAGTCTGTTTCTTTCCACTGATCTCTGTCGGGGTGTTGTCGGTTTCACCATCATTGTTGAGCGCGTGAGATTCATCCTCATCAATCGGAACATAGAACGGAAGTGTTGCAACGTTTCCTTTTGTTCCGATCAGATCCATGATCGTCTGATCCTGTACAAGGATTCCAGACGCTAAGATTCGGTCATTCCAGGTCGGCTGCTCGCTCATGTAGTCGGAGAACACCTCCGGATCAAATGAAAAGCCGCCAAAAGTACCAGTTCTTGGCATTGTGTTTCCTTTCTACCGCGTAACTTTTTGCGGTCAAGCGTTATCGCGTGATAACGGTGTTATTTCGAGAGTGCTTCGTACAGCTCGGGATCTTCTTCTCTTAATTTGAGTCTTTCATCAAGATTCATTTTGCGGAAAGTTTCTTTCGTAATCTCGCCGCCATTGCCGCCGGTTGTAGGCTGTGTGAACTTGGCTGCATTGCTCTTTGCCTTTTTGGTTCCGGCATCCGCGAAAATCCCTGCTTTCTGTTTTCCGTCCTTGTCGGTAATCATCTCTGTGAAGATATCCGAAATAGACTTTCCTTTTGCAGAATCAGCATCCAGCGCTTTTGTAAGCTCTGCGCGGTAGTAGTCGGCAGTAATATCGTTCAAAAACTCGTATTTCTTCGCTCCCTTTTCGTTTGTAGCCGTCAAGAAATCATTTACCTGTTTTTCGACTTCTGCCTTTCTGGCATCTGCTGCCCGTCCAGCTTTCTCTTCGTTGAGCTGTGTGGTGAGGGTTGTAACTTTCGTCTGTAATTCTTCGACGTTCACATCTTTGAATCCCTCCAGCTCTTTCTGCACATCGTCCAGCGAGTTCTTGTACTCATCACGCTTTGTAACTACCTTGTCATAATCTGATTTGGTCCGATAGTTTTCTTCCATCTTCTTTTTCAGATCTGCTTTTTTGTCTTCCGGAATCTCGATTTCGAGTTCTGAAAGAATTGCTTCGTAATTCTGCATTTTCTATCCTCCTAAACGTTGTTTTTAACTGCCCGTCGGCAGTAATGGATTTAGGCAGATCAACCTCTGCCGGGGTAATGGGAAAATAGGATTCGAACCTATCAAGCAGTCCAAAGATCCAGCATCTTATGGCAGAATCAAGGGGGATGATGCCAGTTTTCCATTACTGTTTCCCAATTGTGTAATTCATAGTAATAAGAAACACGCCGCGTTTTCAGAAAGGCTTGAGGAACGGAAAACGCGGCATATTTCAGACACGTTCCGAGCCTTGTGCAGGCTCTTAACAGGATCCCCTAGAACGTCGAAAGGAGGTGAATTGAACATCAAAATGACTTACAAGCCCATCCCAACTTCTTTTCACTCTCCTATCATACTATATTCAATGTTTTTCGTTGTACCCATCTTGTCATCACGAATCAGCAAGCTTTCGTATCTGCTGCATGATAGCCTGTCTTTCGTCGCGAAAATCCGCATCAAGAATCATCGCCTGTAACATATCGAACACCTCAACCATCAGGCGGCCGACGGAATCCATAAGCTTATCTTTGTGCGCCGCGTCTCCGTGTTCCTGGTACGCCATTTTTGCCGCAATGTACTCGTCATACAGCGCGTCAATATTCTTATCGTATTTTCCATTGCTGTACTTCTTAATCAGCGTTTCTGACGCGTCCATCATGGCCGCAGGAATGCTCTCACACTCCATTTTTCGCATATTGCATAACGTGGTCGTGATTTTGAACATTGCGTCAAGGTTATCTGTCGTGAGTTTCTGCATCGCAGATTCTTTTTCTCTTTCCAACTGCTTTTCCAGCACTTCTTTCACGTTTCCCATCATTCAACCTCGATTCCTTTCATGCGTTTTTTGTATTTTTCGTTCAATTCTTTCTGCGACTCAGTGATATGGACCATATCATAGCCGGTCGAGATCAGATCAAGAATAATTTTGTCAACCTCTTTCAATTCATCGCCCACATCATCTATCAGCGAAGCTACAAGCATGAAATCTTCCACATTTCCTTTTTCAAGTAGCATTGCGGCATAGCTCTGATATACCGCTTTTGTCTCCTCTTCCCATTCGCGATAGGCGGAAAATCCATCCTCTACGGCTTTCTGCTTAGTGCCTTTTCCGACGGAAATGCTTTTTGCGGCATACCATCCGTCCGGAATCATTTTAACCTCGCCAGAAAACGCATCTGGAATAATTTTCCCGTGCCGTTCGATGTAATATCGGCACACCTTACGGCGCTCAAGGCTTTCTGCGATGTGCTGGTACTCATGTATCCGTTTATAACCTTTCAGCCCGAGAAAATCGAAATAATCTGCCATCTGGCCGTGCATCATGATAGCTGCCACGAAGCGGCTGTTGATTTCCGAAAAAATAGCATCCGCATCTGTTACGTCTGTTTTGCTTCGGAAAGTAATCATGATTCGTCACCCCCTACGCAACTTTTTTGATGATGAGGTTCGCGTCTTTTACCAGGACTTCGGTTGTAGAAATATTTCCGACTGATACAGTAAGGCTTGTTCCTGCCGGTACAGGGATCAGCGTGTCCGCGCTCACGTTCTGATAAGTGTTCGCCGTAACCACGGTATAGTCCATCTCTGTTCCTCCAACCGCTTCTCCGTTCAGTTTCAGCGTAAGCACGGTCGCGCCTGCTGCCGCCGCTGTTACGTTTCCATTGAACTGTAATTCTACTGCGATCGGAAGGTTCGTCCGATTCGTGATTGTGAAAATTCCGCTTCCCTCGATGTGGTTCAGCCATCCGCTGGAGCATCCACAACGACGGGATTTTACGCGGGTATTGGTAAATACAACATTCTGTCCTACCGCTACTGTCTGTTCTGTTTTTGCAATTACATTTAGCATAATTTCTCTCCTTTTTTGAAATGAAACAGGGGCAAGCTCCGCGCCTACCCCTGCAATTTTGCACAACTACTATTTCGTAGATTTGGAATCTTCCAACATGCTGATTATTTTATTTTGGTTTTCGATGATCCGGTCAAGGTACTTTCTGTCCTGTTCCTGCAGGTGTTTTGCGATATCCGCATTGCTCGCCTGCGATAGGTCGCTCTGATAATTCATCGCCTGCAGGAATACACCGAACAGGTTCAGAAGATCGAGCGCGGACAGCTCGCTTGTGCTCATCACAGCACGTTACCGCCATTTCCGCAACATCCGCCGTATCCGGTCATGTTGTACGCGAAATACGGGGAACATGTAAGATAAGCCGGTGTAGGTGTCGGGCGTACCGCATCAATGATTGTACGGGTCTGCGAAACCTGTGAAATCTGATTGTACGCGTTCTGCAGATCGCGGTCACGGTCTGACAGCTTATCCCTGAGTGCCTGGATGGTGTTTTCCTGCATCATCTGTCTGGTTGCGTTTCCGTCGGCCAGAATGCTCTCTTTGATGTCACAGCAACACTGTGCCATCTGAGCCTGCATATTCTGTGCCATGAGTGCCGCATCATATCGGCTCTGCAGGATCTCTTTCTGTGTTTCACAGCAACAATTCTGCTGTGCCGCCTGCACCTGCTGTAAGCCGAGCTGATTGGTATACCGGTTTTCCAGTACGTCTCTCTGCGTCTGGCAAGCTGTGTTGGAAACGTTCTGATTGGTATTGAAAATGTCACGTTTGACAAATTCATCAGAAATGAAATTGTCCTGCACGCCAGTCTCAACGCCGCCACGGTTCCATCCGCCCATCATCGGGAACAGAAATGCCAGCAGAATAATCCAGATCCACCAGCAGCCACCGCCCCAGTCATCGTCATTGTTTCTCGTTACGGCTGCTACATCAGCCGCGCTAAGTCCCATTGTTCCATCTGTCATGGTTCTTTCTCCTTATCCTTCTATTTATTAAGGCTGTGCACCGCCCTAATATCTTATTTCATCAGCCCGGAGAACTGCCCCGGGTCCATCCCGTTCTGTCTGCACATTTCCTCGAATACCTGCTTCGGGTTCTTTCCCTTGCACATATCCATAGCCTTTTTAACATTCGGATTTGTCTGCGCCATCTGTTCTACTGCGGCCTGCGGGTTGCCCGCCTGTTTGAGCTTATTGATCATCTGCATAGCCTGCATCATCGCGCCCATCGGGTTGTTACCGCCGCCCATATTGCCTATCATGCTCATTAATGGATTCATACGGGTTCCTCCTTATTCTCCGGCTTTTCGCCTAATCGCGTCAGCAGAGCGTCAAATTCCTGCCGCGTAACGTATTCTTGTCTTTCTTCTTTCGTCTGGCTCTGTGCCGGGTTTAGGGCTTCTGGCGAGATCTCGGCGAACTGAAACACCTTGAAAGTCGCGCTTCCCATGCCGTCCACAGACTTAACGTAGAACACAGGGCTGTTGTTGTCCATCATCCAGGCAGTGTGTCCAGGCTGGACAATCTGATTTCTTGCGCCCTCGATGCCTGCAACCTGTATCCAATTTACGTTGCTAGTCGGTGCCTGCGGCTGTTGCTGACTCTGTGGTGCATACATGCTCATCTGCTGGTTTCTCGCCTGTTCCAATTGATTGATTCTCTGCTGAAGCATTGCCTGTTCGTTCGCAAATGCCTGCGGGTCAATATACGGATACATATTCATCCCTCCGTTCTCTTTCTACTCATATTTTAGGCGCAAAAAAAGGACTCTGACAGTTCGTCAAAGTCCCATGAAATGCTTAAAAAAGTATCATCAGCATACTTTAATGATTTTGGTGTTTACGTTTCTGCTGATCCGTTTGGCAGTAGAAACAGAAATGTTCATTAGTTCCGCACACTTTTCGAGCGGAATATTCCTACTCCGATAATCAAAAAGTGTACGTTCGTCACGCGTAAAATTACAATACGTGCGAAAATATTCCAGCTCCGGTACTGTGAATTCATACACTTTCAAGATAAGCCCTCTTAATTTTTCTTGTCGGTCATCGCATTTACAAGTTCTTCCCTCGTTTTTTTTAATCCCTCGATGTTGTTCCCTGTAATCTTATTTTCGATCAGGTTGAACATACTCCTCATTATCAGATTCATATCATCTCGTTGGGTGCGGATAGAGGTATAATCTTTCTCAAGTTTTGACTTGATATCCTTGATATCCTCCTCTATTGTCTGCATCCTCTTTTCCAGATCCCTCTCGGGCTTTTTGAATTTCTTCCATGCTCCGGTCAGAACCACAATCGCGCCACCTACTGTAGTTATCCAGCCGCAGAGAATCATGATTTGATTAATCGTCTCAATCATCTGCTTTTTCCTTTTTGCGTTTTTGATATCGCCGTGCATCCGCTGCGGCTCTTGCTGCCTGTTTTCGGTTCCAATGGGCTATTTTCAATCGCTCATCATAAGGGCGCAGGTTGTTGTCTTCGCAAAACTTGCGATATGCTTTATTTTGCTTACTAAGCAAATTAGCTTTTTGCTCTGTTCTACTTTGCAATTTGCTTTTCGTCTCGTCATCGCTTGCGTTGTCTATAGCATATTGCAAAGTTTGAATTTGCCTTTTGCTGTTTCGTATTCTGCGCTCCAACAATCGTTGCCGCTTCTGTGCTTCTTCAACCTTACGATTATCTGCGTATGAGATGTTCTTAGCGTCAAATGGGTTGTTCTTTCCGTCTCCCGATCCGAAACTATGACGGCAATTCCAGCCGCCCAGTCCCTCGCCGGTGCCGTATCCGGTCACCTCGTAGAAATTCGGGTATTTCTTGTTTTTTCCGGTTCGGGAATAGAATCGTCCTTGCCACCAAAGATGATTTCCCGGGTTCTGCCCGCCGTCTCCCGTTCGTGCGCCTACATGAGCAGAAACAAGAATAATATCCCAGTCCATCTCCTCCATCCGCGTTTCTGATACATCGCACGCCGCCTGCGCTATACCGGTGCGTACGATGGTCATGGTCGCAGATTCAAGGCTCTGCCGGTATCCTGTCGGGTACTTGACTGTCAGCCCCTCCTCGGACACTTTCTCGATCAGATCAGCCACCACAGCGCCGTAAGACTCTCCGCCGCTCAGAACCCTGTGATAGGCGCTGTCAAGCTCGTTGATAAAAAGTCTCTGCGCTTCTTCTGCGGTCGTCCGGGTGAAGTTCCGCCATGTGCCCGCGGTCGCCTTATAGTCTCTTTCCAGTACGCGCATCAGTGTGGGGGAAAGAAGAAGCGGCGTAGGTACCAGCCCAGCCGCCTTATATACCGCGTCGTCCCACTTGAGCGTCTGTATTCCCGCGTCAACGCAGGCTGATTTGATCTCTGATAGCTGCTGATTGGTCGCCTTTGCTATCTCTTTCTGGATATCTTCCAGCAGATAGCCAGCTTCCTGCAGTGCTTCGATTCTCCACTTGTCCGCCGCCGTCAGCATGTAGTTTTCGCCGCGTTCCATGCGTGTTAAAATCGCCTTGACGATCTTCCGCATGATCCGGTTGTGTAAATCCTCTGTGATGGCTTCTGCGCCCTCTGCCGCGTGCTGCAGATACTCCGGGGTAAGCATGTCTTATTCCTCTTTCTGTGCCTGTTTGATAATCTGGTTCGCGCCTGTGCTCGCAAGTCCGCTGACGATGCCGACAGCTACCGCATTAAGCACGTCATGCGCCGGAAAGTCCGGGATTGTGTACATACCAACAACGCCAAGCACCGCTCCCGCCAATCCTACTGCGCACGGAATCCACTTGTTGCTAATATCCGTTGCTTTCATCACAATGCCTACCAGATAGCAGACTACTGTGATGCAGACTACTGTTGCTACTCCACTCATATCCATGTTATCATTCCTCCTTATATTTGCTGTCAAAAAGCTCTTCCTCTTTCGGAGTGGCTTCTTCGACCATTGCCTTTGCGTCTTCTTCCGAGAATCCCTCGAACTTGACGAAATACATCCACGCCGGTACCTTACCGGCAGTCACATAACCCCACCAGCGTGCACGGTCCTCTTCGCGGTTGTACGTAATATCTCCGAAATCATACGTTACTTCGTATTCCCCTGCCGGACTCTCGCCGTACAGATCCGCATAGACACTCAACGCGTAATAGACGGCATCCATGCACTTCTCGAGCTGATCCCGCACATCCTTGATGTATTGGATCGTCCGCCGGTCATCGGATTCAACCTGCGTTGCTGTTACCATACCGGTTTTTTGGTCGAACACGAAATAGCCGTTGGAGAATCCAGCCTTATAGCCGATCTGCGACAATAACGCATTGATTCCCTTAACCCTCACTTCTGTGTTGAGTGTCGGGTTGATTTCCTGGTAGAAAGAATCCGGCCCCTCGCCGTAGACGTTTCGAACGTACTTCGGCAAGTTCTTTGTTGCGGCAGCTCCCGGGTTCACCTTATTAACCGGAGTGCCAGCCGGAGACAATAACCGATCATCTGCCAGAACGATTCGTTCACTGTCGTGGATTTCTCCGGTCATGCGGGAATACGCAATATCAAGATCTTTCAGTTCTTCTAGCGCTTCTGCATATACCGGCAGGCCGAGCGGTGTTGATTTGTCCACGTTGTTCGCTTGCGGTGTCACGAATACGCCAAACATCGGGCCATCCAGGCTTTCTCCGTTCGCTTTCAGAATCGGCGGGGAGTCTGCCATAAGCTCAGACCATTTCGTATCTTTCAGTGCCACAGGATCGCCGATTGAATCGGGAGATTTCGACCGATACGCCCGGTTGGAAATATAGTAAGGGCGTACTGTTTCCTCGCCCTGCTTCTCTTCTGCAAATCGGTGATATTCCAGCCGCGTGTAGTACCATTTTCCTTGCGTGTACGTATCTTTGAATATCATTCCGGTGATATTCTGGTTATCATAATCGGTTATAAGCACTTCATCCGGCGTGAATACATCCAGTGTCTTCCCGTTCGGCTTGATGACTACCGTTCCATACGCACAGCCATATTCCACCCATTTTCGGATACTGAAAAACACTGCATCCGTCTGTTGCTGCAGCCACTCCGCCCTTGCTGATCCCTCGATTGTGATTTTAATTGCTAGCGTCGCAAGCCGCGCTGTTTCGGAGCTTAACGATTTTGCAAAATTAATTGTTCGGATGCCGTTTTTTACATCTTTCCACGGCGGTTCTCCGGAATAAACAGCAGCGCATTTTTTAATTACCGTATCCATTACCGGGGATTCGATCGTATCAACGTTAAACGCCTGCTCCGCTTCGCTTCGAAAAAACATGCTTAGCCACCTCTTAATAGTTGTTATCAGTCCCATTCCTAGCCCTCTGTCACTTTTCTGCCGCACATCGGGCAGTAATTGACGTTATGCGGCGTTCCCTCGATGCTCCCCGCCGCTCTTGTCTCGACCATCGTCTTACGGATCAGCTTGCACTGATAGATGTACCGTGCACGCTGATCGAATCTTTCTAAGGTTTTCCAGTTTTTCAGCTCATCGCAAAATTCGCACATTATGCACTATACCCCCTGCGCATTGATATTGGAGACGTAGCATACCTGAGAGAATCTATCCAGTGATCGTCACCGTCTGGATAGTCCGCTATCACTTCTCCATTTGCGTCAATTTCATGTTCGTAATTGATGATTTCTTTATATGCTCGTGGTGTCCGTGCCGGATCAATAACAAGCGTTCTGCACTGGAGCCATTCGAAAGTATATTTTCGGCTACCCGGAGTAACAAGCGCTCTTCTGGCCGGAAGTCCTGCATCTCGGAAGTCTACTATGCTTTCCTCTTCGTCTACACCACAGTATATAGAATAATCATCATAGCTCTTATCTTTGATCTGCTTCGCCATGGCGGCATTTCTGATCTTACATCCGCCCAGTTCGTCAAGCAGATACACTTTTTCTTGATTAGGCACATAAGCCGCCCGAATAAAAGCTTTCGGATCCGGATACCAACCCCAGTCTTGTCCCTGGTAAATAGACTGGAATTTCTGTATTTCCTCGTCCGTAATGGTTCGGATCTCAAGAAGCTCAAATATATTCGTTCCAAGTCCAACCGGAATGCCAAGATACTCATGCTTATACGCGCGCTCATTGGTCTTTTTAAGGTGTTCTGCATCGTCGATGAACTGCTGTCCAAGCCAGTCCACAGGAACACTTGTATAGTCGCTCTTGTGCCTGTAACTATCCTCTCTCGGCTCTTCAACGTATACGTTCGCCCAGTTGCTCCGGCTGATCGGCGGATTGAACGTCTTGAATACAACGAACTTATCGCCACCACGCAGTACGGATTGCTGTACGGTTCGGATTTCTTCGATTCCGGCGAACTCGTCAAGTTCCTCAAACCACAGATATTTAAACCATCCGCGGCTTGCCTTGATTGATTTCGTTTTCTTTGCCTTATCCAGCCCGCGAAAGATGATCTTCTGTCCGGTCGGCTTATAAGTGTACTGCATCGGGCTTACACTCGCCGACCAAAGATCATTCGCACCAAGTGCATCAATTCCCCATGCGATCTGCTCAAACACCGATTCTCGCAGGGTATTTCCAACTTTTCGGAATATCACAGCATTTGTATGCTCTCCTTTTTCCGCGTCCATCATCATCCCGAGCGGAATTTCAACACTTACAAATGATGACTTTGTGGATCCGCGTCCTCCGTACAGGTCATAATAAGTGTGGTTGCCGTCAAGAATATCCCAATGGACAGCATAGAAAGCAGGTGCGATGATGTCAGTTAGATTTACTGCGTTTACGCTGCTTTCCATTCTTTCCCTCCGGGCGTGGAATATTGTTGATGATCGTAATGCCCTCGCCGCCTGCTTTCGTTTTCTCGGTCAGCTCAATTCGCTTCATAAGCTCCCGTCCTGCCGCCATTCTGGTATCAATAGACACTTCAAGCCCAAACTGATCCTTTATTTCACCTCGCATAACCGAAGTATAAAATTCCTGTATTTCCTTGATAGTTGCGACCTTTTCGCTCTCTACTTGCTCTTCCAGATGGCGTAAATACTCTCTAACATTCGGCTTTTTTAAGTTCTCGCTTGCCATTTGCGGTGCTGTCTTTTCAGAATACCCCGCTTTTCTTGCCGCTTCCGCCTTATTCCCGCATTCCATCAGCTCATGGCAAAAATCTTTTTGTTTTTTTGTTACGCTCATCTAATCACCTCTGTCTATTGCCATTCTTGCAGCGTCCTCCACATATCTACCAGACAGTTCAGTAAGTCAAGCTGTGATGCTGTCCTAATGATCTGATAGTCCATTTGTTTCCACACACCAGCTTTCCCGAGGAAATCAACAGGGGTTGAGAGTATATACATGGTTATCATTCTCTGTTGCTCCTTCGAATAGAACTGTGTTGTCCCTATCTTCACGATTTGCCCATTCTTCACCAGCGCGCGTTGCAATTTTTTAATGATCGCGTTTAGGTTTGCCATAATATCCTCCCCGTCCTATCGATCAGTCTTTCTTTGCCCAGCTCTTCGTCTTTCCGTCCCATCGAAAGCCTTTTTCTTTTAACATGCTTCGTATGTTGTAGGTTTGCCCCCCCATTTAGGTTCCCTCCTTCTTGTATCTCTCCTGGAACGCTGCGACCTTTTCCACGTCTCCTTCCAGCTCTTCCGGAACATTTCCGAAGAAGATCACGCGCTCCGGTGATAATCGTTTCATCATTTCTTCATATCCCCGCAGGAATGCCGCCTTTTTCGCCTTGCTGTTCTGCGTTCCCACACTGGATACTGCCACCACGCTTCCCACCGGCTCGCCATCAAAGCACCACTCGAACGAGCTTTCGTCGCTCCATGCGATCGTAGGTATTACACGCAGTCCATTCATTTGCATATATGCCGCGCACCAGTGTTTTCTGTAATGGTTGTAAATCTGCATGGCTTTCGGAAAGTCCGTGTACATGCTGAAATCCGGTGAAAGCACGTAGTCATAGTCTCTCAGTACCTCAATGTAACGATCCGGATTATTCCATACTCGTTCGAACTGGTAGTCATCCAGGAAGAAATGAACGCCTTTCCCGGCTCTTTTCGTTGTGTTGGCCGCGTAGTTGAATCCGATCCACTCACACGGCTTGTACTCTTCCGGCATAATTTCGGGGATTCCGTACTCTCCCACGCCGGAAAAGATCATTTTCTCGAGATTGTCATAAGTCTTGTTTGTAGGCATAAAAATCACCCCCATACTAATACACTTCTATTCTTAGTGTACTGGCATGGGGGCTTTTCGTTGTACCCTTTTTGTTACTCTTCTGGATATGTTTCTGTTTTTTCTTCTCCTTCCAGTCTTAAAACCACCTTATAATCTTTCTCGATAATCATGTTTTCATCAACTATGCTTACGATCAGATCATTGTCTCTATTCAATATCTGGATTTCTGCAACATTTTTGTTTCCAATCTTCATTCTAGCTCCTTTCCATGCAGAAGCAGCAATCTATACAGCTCCTCGATTGTCTTCCGCCTGTACCCCTGGAAATCTTTCCGCTGCATTGGGATGTACTGCACCTGGCTGATCCGGTCATATCCAATTCCAAGCGTAAGATTCGCGAACAGGGCACTCGATATCTCCGGGCAAGTCTTCTGTGCGGCCTGTAAGATAAGATTCTGGTCGTAGTCGTGCGCGTTTTTGCAATATGATACGATCTTATCCCCAAGTTCTTTCGAAATCCCGTAATCTTTCAAAAATGTGCTCCGAATGCTCATGGTGCAGCTCCTTTCTGCGTTACGCTTCTTTTACCTCATCTCTTAACTGGCAGAATTTGTAAGTGACGCAATACTCTCCCACGCTGAATACCGCAATATGTGTAGAGATATCAACCAAAGTTGCATCGCTCCACTGATACGAATTTACGTTGCCATCCGCGATTGACGGGCGGCGGATCTTATACCTGTTTCCTATCACAAGCTCTTCTTTCGTCATTCTGTCTTCACTCCTCCGGCATATCCATATACCAAGCTTTTTCGATTTCATCCACTAAATACACAGCAACTCCTGCGTTGCATAACGCACTCTGCGTTGCGATCATGTCCAAAACTTCCATTGCTCTTTCTTCTGTTTTGTAAGTTCCAAGCTGTTCGAATTGGTCTGCGCAGATTTTAAAACAACCTCCAACCGTCTCAGCCACATAAAGCACTCTGCAAGTATCAATATTGAAGATTGCTTTCTTGTCCTGTCTTCTAATCAGCATCTTCTTCCTCCTCTTCTGCTGGCATTTGATACACATATTCCTGTGCAAGCGCTTGATACACGGTTACACGGAGTCCGCCGATGCCTCTACCCGCGTAAATGATTTCATCTGCTTTGCAGCATCCAATTTGCTCAGCAATTTCATCAAGAACCTTTTCTGCTTTCTTTTTTGTTTTATAGACTCCTACTACACCTGCTCTTGTCTCGATACCATACCGGCCGTCCGGTCCGCAGAACATACGGAAATGATTTCCGTATGTATCTACCACAAGATCTTTGTTTTGACTCTTAATTATCATTCCTTCTCCTTTTTCCTCACGCAAATCTCAACTGTTCCTGGCTGTCATCGATATTCAGATTCGGCACCCGTTCCCCTACTTTCAGATATGGGCAGTTGGCTTCTACCAGTTTCTGCGCCATAATCGGCACTACACTGTTCCCGATCCGCGCCACCTGCTTTGCAACCGGATAGCTTTTCCAGTTGTAATCCCGGTTGATAATATAATCTTTTGGGAATCCCTGCATCAGCTTCAGTTCTTCCGGCTTCAGCATTCGCAGGAAAATGTCATAGATGATATATTTTTCACCTTTGATGTTCAAAACCACATTTACCAATCCGAACCGGTCTTTTGTGGTGATCGTCCCGAGCGGATGGTCGAGCATTTGCCCGCATCCTGCCCCGTAATATTTGATCAGAAACGCAGATACCAGTCCAAAATGCCCTGGCGAAGTCGTTATGGTATGCAGTGGTTCGTCACATCCCTGCCCGATGCCGCATTTATAATACTTTGTGACAAACGCGGTCACTAACCCATACCGGTTTGAGGTGTCGATCGTCTTGATCGGCTCCGTTAAAAGTTGCCCTCTCGAGTCCCCGTCCCGCGTCTCTCCGTGATATTGGATGATAAAGGCTAATGCGTCTTTATTTTTTACGATATACGGTTCTGGTGCATCGATGATATATTTTTTTATCCCGTTGGCTATTCGCTTTTGTGTTGCCTCTGCCAGCGGCTTTTTTCGGTCAAATATCGACGTTCCGAGGTCAGACCAATCAATATAGTCTCCGCATTTTTTCCACCGCTTTAAACCGGTGTTTTCTCGGCTGTGCGTTGGTTCTGGCCAGCGGATCTCTTTTCCGTCCCGCCGGAACACCGCGTACCATCGTTTTCTTGTGGTCGGTGCTCCATAATCGGCAGCTACCAGCTCCCGGCAGTCAAATATGTATCCAAGGCTTTTCATCGACCGGATGAATTTCTGATAATCTTCTCCCTTTCTTTCTGGAATCGGATATCCCTTTTCATCCAGCGGCCCCCACTGCTGGATCTCCTCCACGTTTTCCATTAGGATCACATCTGGCAGAATCTCCTTCGCATGCTTGTACACAGCCCACGGAAGAATCCGCAGACCGCGCTCCCGTGGTTTACCGCCCTTTGCTTTGCTATGGCTTGTGCAGTCCGGACTAGCCCACATCAACGCCACATGCTGATTTTTGACGTATTTACGCAGATTGACTTTAAAAATATCCTCCGTCAGATGCAGCGTGTTCGGATGATTCGTTTTGTGCATCAGGATGGCATCCGGATCGTGATTAATCGCAATATCTACCGGTCTCCCCAGTGCCATCTCGATGCCGACGGAGGCACCGCCCCCGCCCGCAAAACAGTCAACGATAAGATTCTTTTTCATAGAATTACCTCCAGAATATCTTCCAAAGGGACATAGTGTTTCATGTTATTCGCATAGTAGACAACAGCACATTTTACAGTTTCTTTCGCTCTTTTGGATACATAAAACGCTTCCGGAATAACTCCGACACCTACATCACATTCCTCTTGATACTCTGCATCAAGACAACCTTTTACAATAACATCTCTATATCCAACATTTACTCCGATGAAATTCTTGTCAACATGTTTGAAATAGGTTTTTTCGATATACTCAACGTCTTTTTCGACAGTTCCATCATTGCCCATGCTCACAAGATTATTGTCCATTGCATCAGCAGTTAAAGTTTTTCTGTCGAGTCGCAACCATTTTCCGTCGTTAAATTTTTTATAAAATCCTTTGCATTTTACCTTGTCGAATAAATTCATATGTTTTTCATTCAGAAGCCCGGTATACCCTTGCCCCGGCCGGAGGCTGGCTCCTTTCTTTGTGTTTGTTATTTTTTATGTTTCTTGTTCCACTCGTTCAGAAATTCAATTTGCTCCTCATCCTCTTTCGGATCTTTTTTCCGATCCGGCTGGTCAAGTATTAGTTTTGCTGACGCGAGAATCACCGCGCAGAACAGAATGATTCCGATTATTTCCATTCTCTTTTCCTGCCTTTCCGAGAATCTGTTTTCTCGTTTTATCCCATTCTTTCAGAAGAGCATCCGGGAAATTGTTTTTATCGTATTTCGTTTCTTTCATTCTTCCGCCCCTCCAAAGCCAAACTCTTTTGCGAGATCCATATCCTCAAATTCCAGCGTCGCGCCGGTCTTTTCGTGTAGCTCCTCGTACATCTTAGCCAGACCTACACTGTTCATCTTCCGTACTGCCGCAGTGTAGTTGTCCATGTACCGGTCAAGCGCCTTTTTGTACCCCCAGGTCTCATAGATCGCCAGTGCCGAGCACACGACGTTCGCCGCGCTGATGCAGTCCTCTGCTTTCAGCAGCTTTTCTTGTGCTTCTTTCTGGTAGGCTTCGGACAGGTTTCTCTGCATCCTGTCCACCCATTTCCTCAGGATCTCGATCTTTACGCCTGTGATCCCGCTCACTTCTGCGGCCGTCATCAACTCAGGGCTTAACCGCGTTGACGGCTTTTTCTTCAATTTGTTGCTCATAGGTCCCTCCCCTGTCCTTTTCTTAGCGTTTCATCATCTGGAAGAAGCAAAACGCTACTGTTGCGCAGATAATTGCTGTTTTGATTACTGATACCATGCTTAACCTCCTGTCAATGCCTGCTCCAACGCCGCGAAATCGTAGTCACGTTGATTAAAGTTGTTAAATTTGTTTTCTTTCTGCTGCTTCGTCGGCTCTCTTTTTCCCGGCTCATAATTCGCGTCGAGATAATCCACGTAACCAGAATTGAAAAAGGTACTGCCGTACTGCGGCTTTCTCCAGTCCTCCTTTTCCAGTTCCGTCTTATACCTCTGAATTGCTCTCTCAAGCTCTTCATGCCCGATTTTAAGCAGTTTTTTCTTTGCTGTATCACTTACCTGCCCCTTGCCTTTTTTGTTCGGATACAGGCTCCACAACCGCTCGAAAAGAATCTTTGCTTCTTTGGTTTCCTCCGCCTTTTTCGACGGCTTCGGTTCTTCTGGTTCTTCGTGTTCCTCTTGCTTCTCCTCTACCGGCGGTGGTGTTTCCTGCTCCACAGCTTCTATTTTCGCCTGTTCCCTGTACCGCGCCTGCCGCTTCCGGTTGCTCGCCCGGATCTGTTCCAACGCGGCTACGTTCTGATGTTCTTCCCATCCAGGGATCAGAAGCGTGTTTTCCTCGTTTCGGCTTATCATTCCCATACTTTCCAGCGCTTTCATGGCTACCAGAATGGTACTTTCTGGGAATCCAAGCTCATTTGCGAGCATCGCCGGAGTGTACGGGATGTTTTCGGTAAGGAAAATATAGCCATTGGAATTGCACCGTCCGGCCAGCGTCAGCAGCATGACCCAGATAAGAACGATGTTGTTTCCCTCCGGCAGGCCGCGCAGATACTTGATCTTTCGATTATCGAACATGTCTATCGACATCTTAACCCACTTAACCTCGCCCATCGTCCGCACCTTCTTTCAGACTCATTCCCGCTTCGTATTCGCGGAATATTGTCATCCAATCGTCGAGTTCCATCGTGACCAGGATCTTATGGTTGTTTCTTTTGTGGAATACTGCGGGCAAAACGTCTTTTCCGCTTTCTTTCGCGTCGTGTTTCGCCTGATCCATCCAATCATAGAGCTGCATTCGCTCTTGATGTTTCGCTTCCACGTGGATTCCCGGGAGGCCTACAACATCGGATGCGTCCCCGGTGTTCCCGCAGTATTGCGCGGTCCGGCGGGACTCCGTGTAGCCATACTCCCGGAACTTTCTGGAAAGCTCCAACTCGAAGCGTTTCCCTTTCTGTTTGCTGTTAATCGGCATTTCTGCCCCTTTCCGGCGGCTCCAGCCAGCCGCCTTTTTGTGACGTATAAAATTTTGAACCATACTGAGATACTCTGTTGACAGTTCCATGCTGGACTCTATGATTTCCCTTCCGGGCTATCATCCACAATGATTCCGTAGACGTGATACATTTTCTCGAAGCTCGGCATTCCTCGTTGATGTGCGATCGTGTGGTGCGTCCTGCACAGACAGATTTTCCGGTATCCAGAATCATCCACCCTCCGCCGGTCATTTCCCATGCCGATTGCATCAACGTGGTGAATTTCACCATCTTTCCCACACACCGCGCATTTTCTGTGCTTGATACACGCGTACAGGTACTTCCCGACATCATCCGCGCGTTCTATTCCGCTGTCTGAGAGCGGTATTCCCTCTTTCAATACGAAATCCATCAGAAACGTGATAAAATCCCGCGCTGTCCCCATTGAACAGTCTGAAAGGGAAAAATAAGGCTCTCCGGTCTCGATCATGTAATTACATTTCATAATCTCTTTCATCTCCTCCGGGAGATAGCCCAACTCAATAGCTATATCCCGGATGGTCGCGTATGCTTTCTTCCGCTGCAGATTGGAGATGTGCCGCCCATCGTCGAAACGCATTTCTGTATTCGTGATGGTTTTGTTCTCGATTTCTTCTTTCAGTCTGCTTTTCGGCAGCCGCACTACAAGCCACGTATCACCGTCTTTTTCCACGGATTTTACGATTTCAGCCAGGGTGTGCATCACTCGCCCCCGAGCTGTTTCTTGAACATGTTAAGGATCTTTCCGGCCTGCATTGCCGTCGGGCGGTTATTCTTAACTTTCTGTCTCTTATACAGCTCCTCAAGATTGACGTTGTGTTTTTCCGCCAGCTCCCGGATGGTCTTTTCCTGCGCATCCGAGCAAGGCTCACCGCTGTCAATCGCCCGGTTGGAATCCGGATCAATGCTGTCATCGAGTAGGAACATACCAGAGAGCGCGTATTTCCGCGCGTAGGACGATGCTGAACCGGTTGTCTGGCTTTCGTCCATCTTAGCTTTCGGTGTCGCCGGTTCCCGCGCAAAAGCGCTTGTACTGCGGCTTTCTCCGCTTTCCAGGTCGTACACGGTCACTGTCGCCCGAAGATACACGTTCGCTCCTACCGCTACCACTTCGTCCGTTATCTGCAGTGACAATAACAGTTCTTTTTCCAGCGGTTTCAGCGCTTTCATGATGTCCTCCGCGCTCCGGTATTTGAAATCACCGAAATTATTAATACGATTTTTTGGAACCTTGATCCGTGTCTGAATCTGCATGATTTTCTCATCTATTTTCGCCATATGTAGCTTCCTTTCTGTGCTCATGAATCCATCTGTCTATGCAGTTTTCCGTGTGGATGCACTCACCATTGACCTCTACGTAGTCCTCGCCGTAATACCCCGGCTTCGCAGACTCAATAACCTCTCCGCAAAAATCACAGATCAGCACTCTTCTTCCGTTTTCGTCGCTGTCCCACATGGCTGCACCTCCACTTCTCTCAGTCCGAGAATCGCCGCGATTGTCTCAACCTGCGGGAATTTTTCAGATTCCAGATACCGGCGTACTGCTTCGATATAGCAATTTGCGCCATCCTCTACACTTTTTTCTGTGCTTACGTCCATACCTGTGTATTCATACTTTTTCATTACTATACCTCCACAAATTCTCCGTTTTCCAGCGTGTAATAGGTGTCTTCTTTGATTTTTTCGCCGTCTACGTACTCAGTTTTTACACACACTGGAATATATCGTTTTTCCACAAAATTTTTCTCCCACTCAGAAAGCGTGATCCAACTTCCTTTTTTTGCTTTCGCGATGCATCCATGACCGGCGCAAACAATAACTGTATTTTTTCCTGTACTGTTGATCTTCGTTCTATCCCCAGAGGTTCCGATCTGCGTGGCATCCCCAGAGGTTCCGATCTGCGTGGCATACCCAGATGAAACACTTCTGAAATTCTCAATTTTTGTTTTTTCGAGCGTGAAATCAATGCACGCTTTCAAGAATCCTTTAAGCCCAAGTTTTGCGCCGATATGCAGTTTGTTTGTTGCACGCTTATTACAGTCGTCCCACACCTGCCCCAGTGCTTCCACTTCCGCAAATTCTGAAATATCCCCATTTTCATTTACGAGAGGATAGTAATCTAACACCGCCCACGGGTCCTCATAGAAGTGCATCACGCCTTTGTGGTAGCATCCCACGCCGTGCTCCTCATACGTCGTGTTTTCCTCGTACTGTTTTCCTCTGCAGGAAAAATCTTTCTCGAATCCTTTAAATCCTTTCATTCCCATTGCCTTTTCTCCTTTCATGTGCTATGATGATGTTGTCTTTTTACAGATGCCCTTCGTTTCCCGGAGGGCATTTTTACATTTTCAACCACATCTGAAACACTCTGTCTTTCTTCTTTTCCGCCTTTTCGGCTTCTGTTTTCTTTCTCTTCTCCTCCGCGTCAACCGCCAGAAAAGCAAGATACCCGATAATCATCAGCGAAAAGCACCAGAAGAACCCGCCCCAATTGATATTGCTGATGGCTACGAGTGCCGTAACCCACAGAATCACTTCGGCTGCCACAATCTTTTTCTTCAATGCTTCGCCCTCCATTTCTCCAGCTCAACGGTATCGAAAACCAGCGGGCTGTTCCTTTTCAGCGGGTTGAGTTTTCGCACAACTCCCGCCGGTGCGTATTTCTCGGCGCGCTCGAGCACTGTTTCCCCCAACAGGGGATTCTGCATTTTCAGCAGCTCCGATTTCCGCATATACCGCGCCGGATACGATATCCGACTTTCTTCTTTTTCTTTGATCCGGACTTCTCGTCCCAGAAACATGAAAATCATTTTTTCTGCTTCTGCTTTCGTGATTTCTTCCATCCGGGGAACCTCCTTACTACATCACCAACACGGCCGCCACAACCGTTATCAGCACCACGAAAGTTACCAGCCACGCCGTAAACCAGAATTTTGCTCTTATTCTGGCTTCTCGTATCACGCTGACTGCGAAGCCTTCCGCCTGCTCCCATGTCGTTTCTTCCATGTTCCTCCTATGATTCTGCCCAAACAAATTTACCTTTTCCTGTTTTCCTTCCGCTTCTCATTGCATTGGAAATAGTACACGGAGCAATTCCAAAATAATTTGCCGCTTTCCTAACAGATTCAAAAACGATTCCTGTTTCTACGTGTTGGATCGCTTTTCTATGGCTATATCCAAAATCTTTCGGTTTGTAACCATTCCTTAAAATTTCTTTTGCCCTTTTTTCTGCATAAGATTTTCCTCCTGTTTTTATCCAATACTTGATGAGCGCCCTATCTATTCCGAGTTTTTCTGACCAAACAGTTTCCGGAAGGATTTCTCCGTTCACATCAATGAAAATCGTGTTTCTTCGATTGTTTAGATTTTCTTTTCGTGAAATCCACCTGCAGTTATCTGGAGAATAATTTCCGTTATTATCACGTCTGTCTAAATCTAAGCCCTTTTGATATCCATTCTCTAAACACCAACTTAAAAACGGCTCAAATTTTTCCCATTCATCACAAACTTTTATTCCCCGTGCTCCGTAATTTTTGTACGCTTTGCATTTTGGATTTTTGCATCTTTGTTTCATGGCTTTCCAAGCCCAGTAGATGCTTTTATTTTCCGTCCTTATGGACACTTCTGTTTCCTCCTATCACGTTCCCTTTTTCGTCCAGCCAGTCCCACAGGTAGCGGCCTTTCCCTGAGTTTCTCCACTGTCCAAGACCTCTGAGCATTCCGTAATCAAGCCACTCTGTCACGGCTCCCGCCAATCCATCAGTCAAGCACTGCACCGTGAATTCGATCCACGCCCCCGCCGGGATGCTCTCGCTGTTTGCTAACGCCACGCGCTCGCCCTGCGGTGTCTGTCCTCTCAGCGGCCGCTCGCAGTTTCCGATCTCTCCATCAAAGTGAATCGGGATCTGACGCTCTTTCACGAAAATCAACCCGTCAATCTCTTTCTTGTACGCCTTAATTTTCGAGCTTTTCGTGTTCGGGACCTTACGCAGCATTCCGGCCGCATCTTTGAAAAATCCCTTAATCTGGTAGTCCCAATAGATCGGCACGCCCTCTTTGTTTCTCGGGAAAACGGTCATTGCTTTCTCAATCGTCTCTTCCACGCCGACTGCTTCGACCTCTTCCTTCTTGCTTGGCGCATTCGGTGCCAGAGACGCAATATAGGTCTTGTGAATCTCCTTATCTGCCGCCGCTGTTCCAAGGATTTCCTCCGTGAATGTTAATCTTACTTTGATTTCCTGCATGTTGCTTTCTCCTTTTCGTTTTTATTTTTTGATTTCGGCGCTCTGCCCTCTTCGCTGCGCACCTGCGTATCAATCCGCCGCACTTCATTTCCTTTGCTTGTCCGCTCGAATCTATGAATTGCCTTGTTATGCCGTTGCTCATCCTGGCTTCCAGTGCTATTCCCTTGCATCGCATTTCGATTCCGCGAATATCCTTTGCTCCGACCTGCGATTCCTTTCCGTAGCATTCCGGTTCGTTGGCTCGCTGTACCATTCCATCGCTCAGCTCTACTGCTCTGCGCCATTCCATGGCTTTTCGTTGCCCAGTCTTTCGTATCTCTTCCTTTGCTTTTCAGCTCATGACGGTGCATCGCTATTCCATAGCCCTTCTACTCAACGTTTTTCCTTGCCATCGCGGATCATGCCCACGCGTTGCTACTCCTTTGCGTCTCTATGCCAGTCTATTCTTTGCCTTGCCCTCGCATTTCAATTCTCCGCTGCGCTTTTCCTTAGCATCGCCATCTCTGCTATGCCATTGCGGATAAAATTTTGTTGACGAAATATCTCTGCCCTTTCCCCGTTACTTTCGGGGTGCGGCTGATCCGAACATTTCCGTTCGGCTGGGTTATGGTTGACTCCTTAATCTCCATAACGCCGAGGTCCATGCTCTTCTGCGTCGGCATGTTGTAACTGGCTCCGTCCTTCCGGATCAGATAACCGTTTTCCCGCATCCACTGGAAGAGCCGCTTCTCGCCGATGTCAACCCCGTTCTGCTTAATCAGCTTTGCAAGGTCTCCGATCAGAATTGACGTTTTGCTTGCGCTCACTGCGTCCGCGAAAATCTCTTTCGGACGCATCCGCTCAATGGCTCGGTTCTGCTCCTCAATGGTTTTCTGCGCTTCGAGGACTGCCAGAGCCAGAAGTTCCTTTCCCTGCGGTGCTGTCTGCTGATACCCACCGGTTTTCCGGATCGCCGGTAGAACCTCCGACGTTATCCAGTGCTTGAATCTCTTTGCTTCTTCCATCTTGCTCGAGAGAATCAAGCTATACAGCCCGGATTCGTTAATCAGCGTCACTTCCCGTCGCTGACCTGCCAGAACGATTTGTTCGGTCAGCTTGTCCTCAGCGTCTACGTGGTCCCGAATGGCTTTCTGCTGGTTCTGGTACTTCAAGACCTTTGCGACACTGGAGCCAATAAACCACGGTTCTCCGTTTCGCATCTCGATTCGAATACTCCCGAACTCTGCATTCGTGATAATCATTTCGTTCATGCTTCCACCTTCTTTCTGTGGTCAAGAAAAAGCTATTTTGCTTACCGAGCAGCGCTTGCGATGCTCAATATGTTTTATATCTTCTTCTTATTCTCTTTCTTATTCTTATTCTAGGGGCGTTACTGTTACGCTACGTCCCTGTTAGCGTAACGTTATGATAACGTTACTAAGCAAATTGCAATGACCCTGTTTGCGTTTTTGCTTAGTAATATTTCTCGTTCCAGTGCCGGATGCGTCGGTAAAGTTCATCTGCCGCAGCGACTTTTTCAAGTTCTTCTTTGTTGATCGGCCGCGGCTCTCCGGCTTCCAGTTTTTCGATTTTCTTTTCCAGATCTGCGATTTTTCCGAACAGCTTTGCACTTGCATACTCTTCACTTTCCAGATCGTCCGCCAGATGTGGTAACGAAAGTAATGTTTTCAAGATTCCCATAGTCTTTACACCTTTCGTGTGCTATACTCCATTTGAAAGGAGCTACTAAATTATGCAAATACCAGATTATTCACACCTTGAACTTTCCCTTTATCAAAAATTCATTGTCCGAACCCTGCCAATATTAAAGAGTTCGATTTTTTATCGTAAAAAATCTATATCTCTTCTCTGCCAGTACGAACTGATACATCGTGTACCTCGAATTTTATTCGGTCATTACGTCTATGAGCCAACCGATTTTGGAAAAATGTATTTTCGATACAAAAGGAAAGATCATCTGCGTTTTTTGATCCCTACCACCATTTCAATAATTGCATTGCTTGAAGCATATGATGTGCTAACCATTCCATTTCTTCGCGACACATTACAAGCAATAGGCACACTACTGAAAAGTACATTGGGAAGTCTGGGTGTTTTTCACTGAACGTTTTTCGCGGTGTGAAAAGCCACCAGTTAATAAATCTTTTTAAGAGTTTCATGTTCCCTCCTTATGTTTTCTGTAACCGGGCTTTGTCCGCTTCGGCTTTGTCTCGGAACGCTGTAGCGTAAACCAAAACCAGTTTTAGATCATCATGGCTAAGCTCCGTAAGCGCCCTTATTCCATGTTCAAAAAAAGTTGCTTCCTCATCTTCCTCTGGAATTGTTGTGAAATCAGCAAGTCCAGCAAGATAGCCAAGGTCAAAATCGTTCATATAATACAGTTTGGAAATTACATTTAGCATGATTTTCTCTTTGTGCAAATCTTTTTCTTTTCGATGGAGTCTCGGGTCTTTAGTTTTTAAAACCTCTACAGCTTTTTCAAACGGAACCGAAAAATACTCTCGTCCATCTGCGTCATCACATCTGTTCTCTGCAAAGAAATCATGCATCTCTTTTTCAAGAGAAAAAGCATTTTCTAAAGGCTCCGTTGAAAAAGTTCTTTTTACTTCGTATGGAATTTCCTGCGATCTTCGTTTTACATTGGATGAAACACCAATTTTCACAAAGTCTCCGCAATCCATCACATAGACCACCTTGTTCAAATTCGCTCCTCCAATTCAATTTAATTGGATTTATCTGGTACAAAAATAAAATCCATCGGAATACCAGATAATTCACTCATTTTTCTAAGCTGAGAAAGAGTAGGTTCTGTTTTTCCTTTCTCCCAATTAAGAACTGTAGAATTGGAAACACCAAACTCTTTTGCCCAAGCTTTCTGGGTATAGCGTGCATTAACGCGAACCGCCTCAAGTGAAATCTTCGGCAT